CAGCCAAATTGACGGCATTAGCAAATTTGTATTGTGATATGTAAGGATACTTTTCGACAGCCATATTAAGCCAATCGTCATGGTTTCCTTCAGTAATATGCTTTTCTTTACAACCTGCTTTGTCCAATGCTTCATCAATGATATCCATGCCTCTATTTACATCTTTAACATCTTTATCAAAATCTTTAATCAGAAATTCTAATGGAGGTGCTTTTTTACGTTTCCACTTCCAATGAGAAAAAGCTGACCACTCTCCCACGTCACCAAGATCAATATATATATCTGGTTTAACTATTTCTATTGCCTTACATAAAGCATTAATCGCTGGTGTATCATGTAGCGGAAAATGCTTATCAGGTGTTGCAATAGCTCTACGTACTACCCCCGCACTTGAAGCCATATCCTCTCCTATTTAAATGTTTTTTGTATCTTTCTAATAACATATATAATATTTGCTATTATTAAAATAACTCCTAACAGTTCTGGAACTAGCTGCAACCAATTTACAGCTAGAGTTCCAGTACTTGTACCAATAGTTTTTAAAGTATCTTCCATTATGGTTTTTTAGGTTGCTTAGCTGGTACACCTCCAATTGGACCATATGATGGAGAGCTTGGCTTACCTTTAGATGGAGCAGGTTTTTTAACAGGAGCTTTCATAGTCTTCTGTTTAACACTAGCTCTTCTTTTTGCAGCTATTGGTGCCCTTTTAGATTTAGTTCGAGTGCTTTTTGCTTTAGAGCCCACTCTTTTTGATTTCCCGCTACCAGTGTCAGAACTTTTCTTCTTTTTATCTTTTTCTTTCTTAAAAAGATTAACAAGCTTTTGCCCCTGAGCGAATGCATTATCTGCCATTTTTATTATCCTTTGTTTATTATTTGTTTATGCTATCCGTAATAGCAGAGTACATGTACATCTGCATCTGTAACAGCGCTTACTGTAATTTTATTAAATGCTCCCCATATTATTTCACCTGCTAAAAATGGAGTAGCTGTTAAATCATCTCCTTGATGACAAGTTGCTGCAACAGTAGCAGTATCGCTTGACGCAGCCCCTACAACTTTAAAAGCAACAAATGTACCCTCACCTGTATTGCCTGTAGTTGTTAATTCTTTAAATCCCAATTGGCCTAAGGCTACATTACCGCCTTCTTCACCGCCATATTGTCTTATGCCTTTATGTGCCATAATTACCTCTTATTTATTATTATCTTATTGCTCCAGTTCCAGGCATCAATTGTCTTGACCCCCAAATCTTTCCAGTTTCATGCTTCTCTATCATCTTTCTAAATTCTTTCATAAAATATTCTTTAGCTTCTATATTCATACCATCTTCAGCCATCTTACCTTTAACATATAGTATTAACGCCTTTGTTAAATATACAGGAAGATCTATTTCATCATTTTCATCATTTAATACATCTACCGCATAATATAATTTAGGAGTTTCTTCAAAGTTGCTCCAAGCAGCTTCACTTCCACTATACCGAGTATAAAGTGTAATCTTATTATTGGTGCCAGTATTATTAGATAATGCCTTTATTTTATGCAAGCCATTAAATTTACCAGCATTTCTTAATACTATATATTTATCAGCAGCCAAGGCATAAGTAGTAGCATAATTAATATACGCACTACTATTATCAGCAATACTTAAGTAGCCATCAGTGGACTGATATTGTGTAATGTTTTCATCGACATCATTAGTAGTTTCTATATGATACTTTGGACTATATACATATTCTATTTCTAATCCATCAGCCACCGTAGTTATTGGACTCTTCCATGCGGATGCTCCAGAACTAGTTCCATGTACTAATCCATCACCAGAAGTTCCTGCAAATATATAATTAAGACCATCTGAAGATATGATATCTCTCTCTAGAATTGCGATCTTATTTCCTTTTATTTGATATACGTACTCTTTTCTAGACGCCATCTGAATCCTTATTTGTTACTGATCCTATTCCTCTAGGAATACTTCTATACTCATCTTTACTATTTAAATGATTTTTACACCTCACATCTATAATTCTAATATAATCATTAGGCAGTTCATAAAACCTTTGATCTGCTGTAATGTCAATTCTTTCTAAATTAATATGCGTTTCAGTTAACATATTAATTTCCTCTAACCCGTCTTGAATATAAGCAATTAATCTACCTGTAGGTATTGATTCTCCACCTAATCTTTCTGCAAATTCTTTAACCTTCATTATCTCCTCCTGGCTTCTTGAGCTTGCTCTTGTTGTTGTGCTGCCTGTTGAGCTGCCTGTCTTTGACCCATTAAAGCATTAAAATATCCAATATATTCATTATTTAACGCTTGATATCTGCTTGCCATCCAATTATAATCAGTTGTTATTTTAGTTAAATTTTTATCAAATGTTGCAGCGCTACCAGTTACAGATACTTGATAGGCATTTATATATGTTCCAATTTTTTCTAATTGAGCTGCAGCCAAATCAATATCTTCCTGTCTTTGTATCATATCACCTGCAGTTTGAAACCATGTAGCTACATCTATATTTTCATCATCAAAATCAAAATCCAAACTATTCCAATTACTGTCTGTCATAGTAGTTAAATCAGCTGCGGCTGAACCTCCTCCAGCTGTACTACTTAATACTGGAGTAACATAATCGCTTAAAGTTGATATAGCATGACCCATAGCATTTAATAAAGATCTACATGATGCATATAACACTATTAATCCTTGATATTTATCTGGAAAATTATCAATAGCAGCGGTAGTATCATTATAAACTAACCCTACATCATAATCAACATAAGTTATTTTTGCAATATCTGCACCGCTACTTGGAACAGGAACTACATATACCTTTTTATTTAAAACATAATAGCCAGGATTTAATTTAGACCTATAATGAAGACTATCAGCATCAGTAGCTCGGTATCTTAACGAAGAAGTTATAGGATCTGCAGGAATTAAATTACTAGCAGATACACCATCAGCTCTTACGACGTCAATTACCATACCGCTTTGAACTTCAGTTCCATTCGCATCGGCTAAATCGGCAGTTGTAGAAAATAGAGCAGCTTCTTCAGGTTTAATTGCTAAAATACGATTAGCTACATCTCTTACTCCATCAACTAAATAATTTGTTAATTCAGCTTGACTCGGGGCAGTGTTGCTATCTATTGTTAAGCTAGTCATCCCTTCTACTTGTTCTTCAAATGTTCCTTGTGCCATTTATCTCCTTTAGCAAGCCAACCCCCCGACCACGGGGAGAGAATGTCCCTGGGCAAGGGGGCCGACTTATAGTGTTAACTAACTCTTATTACAATCCAGACGCATCACCAAAAGTTGGTGCTGTTGCTGAAGTTGAGTTACCATGCACATACCATATTGTACCATCACAATAAAGCTCTACATACGATCCAGGTTGAGCTACTAACAGAGTACAAAAGTCATTACTATTGTAATCTGAAGCCACACTAACATCATCTGCATTAGAATCATTATGTGCAAGACCACCATAAAAATAAGCGCTAGCAGAAGGGCTTGCGATTTCTAAATCAAAAGAACCTCCTGTTTTAGCAACAACTATTTTATATGTTAGGCCTGCAGCGGCAGCTGGTAATGTTATGGTTGTGTCAGCAGCTAAATTTACAAATAAATTTAAACCGCTTTCTGAAGCAAGAAGAGTTTTGCTTGCAGCTGTAAAACCTACTGATGTTTTACCCATATCTGCAGCATTATCGTACTTGTTTTGTCCATACATTGGATTAGCCATTATCTACTCCTATACCCAGATAGCGTGAGATTCAGGCATTTTCCATTCCATCCCAGCTTCTGTTAAGATTAAGTCAACTCTTCGGTCAATACCGCTGTTTTCTAACGTTTGAACACCAACGTAAACAGAAGTATCTCTGTTGAGACCGTTGCCCACAAGTGGACGATACGAACAGTTGTTCATATTAATACCAAGCATTTTAACTTGAGTACCATCAAGGTGAATATTACGAGCAACATTCATATCACCATAAGGTGTTGAGAATGTAGTAATATCTATACCTAAGATTTTCTTTTTACCAGTCATAGCAAAATCAGCTCTTAATTGGTCAGAAATATGTAAGCTATTTTTAAAGTAGCCACCTATTTTATGCATCCAATTATAAACTTCAGTGCTTACAAAGAAAACACTACCAGTACTATTGTTATACCTAGGATCTAAGTAATTAGACATATCGTCTAAAAACTCATCAGCTGTTTTGCTAGCAATAGCTAAACTAAACTGATTACCATATGTAGAAATGTAATCTACAGCACCTTGAGTATATTGAATATCGTTATTTGTATCAATATATTGAGAACCAAATAATAATGATGTTTCAATATCCCACTTATGCTCAACTAACTTTTCTCGCCAAACTCTAGACCACTCACTAGAATCAAACTTTAGAGACGTTGCTCTAGCTGTGTTAGACATAGCCATTGAAGTTTTCCAGATTTGAGTTAATCCATGATTTGTTGAGTAAGGTTGATCTTTCCATGTTTCAGGATAACCAGATCCTTCACCATGTGCAGTACCAATTACATAAGTTCTAGCTTTTTCTAATGTTGTAATGCTTTGATCAGCAACAACTTCATCATCAGAAGCTGCTCCAGGACTAAAGTCATTACCCCACCAGCCAGCAAAGCCGACATAAGATGAGCTAGGAGCTTTTACTAATGTTCCTGTAACAACTGTAGGATATTTAGAATCTACTGCTGTACCAGAATAAGAATCTTTATCCACTGCTGTTATTCGAACTACCATATAATCAGAACCCCAAGAAGCAGCTGAACTTGCTCCATCCGTCATCATAGGAACTTTGATTATTTGACCTGGTAAGAAAAACTGAGGTGTTGTACCAGAAGCACCAGCAGTAACATCATTAGCAGTGTTACCGTAAATGTTTTGAACATTACCTTCAGTTAAGTAATCGCCAGCCATTAACAATTTAACTTGCTCACCAGTTCCTACGTTTGCACCAGTCTCAGCGTTTGTACCAGTCAATGTTGCATCATTTGTAACATTTGCACCAGCACCTGTTTGAAAACCCATCACATAAGCATAACGCTTATTCCATGATGGTCTTTTTTCTGCCCACTTAAATGCTGGGTCATCAGTGGGTTTTTTTGCTACCTTTGACAAGAATCGAAAAAACGGGTCTTGCGCTAGGTTTAGCTCAGATACTCTATCTCCAAAATTATACTTTCTTCGAAGATCACCAGTCTTATAATTGGTAGGAGTACCTGGACCAATAGCATTATTATGGTCCTCAACAGTAAGGTCTTTAGAACCTGTACCGCCGTAGACACCAACGTTGAATAAATCCGCCATTGGAATCTCCTTCCTTATTAAACCCTCTATCAGCTACGCGCGAGCGCCTTCAAGTAGGGTCGGTTATTAATTAACTGTTCGGAAGGTTATAAATTATAATCTAACCGAACAACTCGTCAATCCCCTGGCCACTTCCAAGTAGATCATCAAAAACTTGATCATCTTGAGACTTGTCAGCGCGAGGACTATTGATGCCGCTAGCAGTTGTCGGTATATCCCTTACGTTTTTCATTTGATTCATCATATCAGCCTTAGTAGAATTAGCGACATTTTGATTAGCTTTGTCTCTATTAACAATAAAGTTTACATCATCTAATGTCATTTTTCTATTTTTTGCTTTATCCATCATCTCTTCAAATTGTTCATCAGACATATTATTCTTAGCTTTAAATTCAGCAATCTCAGCATCTCTTGCAGTTTTTGCTTGTTGCATTGCATTTTGCTGCCTTTGATTCTGAGTGATAGCTTGTACTTTATTAGCTACAATTCCATCAATATGCGAATTTAAAAGCTTTGCTGAATCTGAATCTGGATCATTGAAAGCTTGTTCTTGATCAAACACGAAGTCTTCATCTAGATTCAATCTTTCTTTAATAGATTGAGCAGGCTTTCCACCATTTGTCAAATAATCACGTACAGTTTCTACCAATCCACTGTCTTGCTTCATCGCTTTGAGAAGTGGCACAAAAGGAGTCATTGTTTTAATTTGCTCCCGCATTTTAGTAGCTTCTCTACTAGAATCCTTATACCTTTTCTCCCAATCAACACCGCTTTTATTAGTTTGGGGGCCTTCATTCATATTGCGGGTTTCCATTGCGGGGCCGCTATCTTGAAGGGTTGCCTCTACTGGTTGATCATCTATGATCGCTCCATTTACGTCACGATCTATTGCATCAAAGAAACCATCCGAAGAGCCAGAATTAACTGGGTTACTTTGTGTGTTTTCTTCATTCATATTTTTATCTCCCTAATTTAATTTATAAGTTAACTCTTTTTTTCCTTTGAACGCAAGAGATTTATTTCATTATCTATTGCAGCGTTCAATTTAGAAGTCATATGCTGTTTTTCAAGTTTATTAGACTCTCTTAACAGTTTTTGCTGAGCTTTAGTCTCAAGCAATTCTTTTTGAGTATTTCCTTTAGCTACTTCTTTAGCTTTATTAACTTCAATATTAGCCGCATCAACTTTTCTTTGTATACCAGCCTGCACTAATTGACGAGTTAACGTTTCAATTGTACCTGCTTGATCTTTGATCTGGCTTTCCATACTTCCAATTTGTCCTTGAAGTTGAGAATACATACTTTTTCTTTTAACGATATTTTCTTTGTTCTTAATATCAGTTTCAGATAAAACAGCTATATCATCTACAACTCCCATTTGCATTAATTGTTTTAATTCATCTAAATATGCCCATCTGTTTAATGGTAAAGTCGATCCTGCAATAATACGAACATCAAATTTAGCTGAAGCATAATCATTCCATTTTCCTATAGCTTCACCCATATCATTGTACATAGGTACATTAATTTCAACCTCTTTTTCTTCATGTATTGCATTAGGTTGAACAACTCTAAATACTTTATGTGCAGAATATACTGTTCTAGAATATTGAGAAACTAAAACTCCTAATTGTTTTAATGCTGGTTCTATTGAATTTTTTAACCATCTTTTAACTCTACGCGTACCATATTCATCCATAGCTAACATACCTCTGTAAGTATCGTGCTGACTAGACGTGTCTCCTTGCATAGCTCCAAATATTCCAGCTAAATACTCCATATCCTGCTTACCTTCATTTACTATTCCAAAAAACGCATTTGATAAAGGAGCTGGTTGAACTGGAGTTGGAGGAGTGGCCCCTGGTCGGATTGGCAATAAGGCTCCTGGAGAACTTGCATATTGCTCCCAATAATCTGTATCTACAGAACCTTCCTCATGCATCCATCTTAAACTACTACCTAAAGATGCATTGTGTATCATTAATTGATGAGCTTTATTCATTTCTCTTTGTTTTCCTATTAAAGGAGAAACTGCAGAAATTGGAAAAGGGGTACCTGTCCATTTAAAATGAAATGGTACAATAGGATACTCAGTAATCTTATCTGGTAAATATTTAGCAAATAACGTAACATCTCCAATAACACAAGTTTGTTTAATTTTATTACCAAAAAATTTGATTTTGTCAACAATTAAGCTAGCAAAGAGCTTATCTTTAATTAATATATTAAATTCTTTTTCAGTGATAATTTTGTTTTCAATTTTAGTAGCTTCAGCTTGCATCTCATCCATCATTTGCTGTTTAGCCTGCTGAAGTTGATTAGATACATTTTCTTGTAATTTTTGAATTTCTAACTCAAATCGCTCTTGGATAATTTCGCCAGCTTGTAATCTTTGCGACAATTCCATTTGTTTTTCTTGAAGTTGAACAGCTAGCTCTTGAGATAATTCTTTTAACCTTACATCTAATTGCTGTTTCATCATATCTAATGCTTTTTTATCTGGAGGGACTTTGTAGAATACATTCATATATGCAATTTTTTCTTTTTCATACATTTCAAAATATTCTAATAATTTACCCTGATCTCCAGTTTCAGGATCAATAGCTTCGGTTGAATCTATATCTTTATAATCAAAATCTTTTTGATAGATATCTGTAGATTTTTCCGTATAAACATAATCAATATTTTCACTTGACGAAGCTTTTTTAATTTTATTTTTATATTCTGGATAAAGGCTATGTAAATGACCTTCAGGCAAGACTTTTCTAATTAACACAAAAGATGCATCTCTAAATAACATATCTCTAGATTTAGGATCTACATATACATCAAAAGGTTCTGGCTGTTTAATAACAACATCTCCCATGCCATTATCCATATCAGGATCTACGGTTACCATTAAATATCCTATAGATTTAGTAACAGCGTCATTAATAGCATTAGCATAAAGTGTCCCGCCATCAGATTGGTACCAAATATAATCTGCTATATCAGCAAATACAGAAGCTACTGCAGAGTCAGAACCTTCTACTCCAACAGCTTGCCATCTAGGATCTTTAGCAGTGGCATAAAAATTTAACATTTCTACAACAGGCATTATTCTATTTATAGTAAATGTAGGCATCCCCTGTTCCTCTAAAGCTAATCTTTCTTGATCTGTTAACTGATTGTCATTAGAAAAATCAAAACCTTTTTGATTAATATATTCCCATTGCGTCCTAGTTCGAGTATTTACTTTATTAAATAAATCTCTAACTCTTTTAGCGGACTTATCTTCTCTTTTAGCCATAATATTCCTTTATTATATACTAGCTACAAAAACCTCTATATCAACTGCATTGCTAGATGGATCAATCAATATACTTTCTAAATCATGTAATGTTGTGTCAATAGTAGCATTAGTATCATTTACACATACAGAGTCATGAGATGTTCCCATTATAAAACTATGACCTGCTGCTAATAATATTGTTCCAGATTCATCTGCAGCACCATCATCTTCACCCGCATCTACCTGTAAAGATAGATTAACAGAATTAGTATCATCAAGATTAGTTACTCTAATATATTTTACATCTTGAGTATCTAATGCTAATGATTCAATATTATCCGATACTGCACTTTGAAATAGCGCAATTGTAGTATCTTGACCTGAAGGGCATGTTACTATTCTTTTAAACACTTCGTTAATACTTGAAATGCTAAATGAATTTGTACTGCCTTGCTGTCTACCATTTAACGTTATATTCTCAGTAATAGAAACCTTCATGGTTGCTGCTGTTATTGTACTTGCCATACCTTATTCCTTTAATTATTTTTTTTATTTCTGTTATACTCTCTCATATTTCCTTCAAATATATCATAATCTGGAGTACCTCCTCTTTTATGATATTGACCCCACCATCTAGAATATTCATTATTTACAAGCAACGTTCTTCCTACTTGTCGATTATTATTAGAATCTGTGTAATTATCAAAATCACCAGCTTCTAAATGATCTGCTAAAAATAAAATTTTTTGCTGCCTTTCTGTTAAGTCGCTTGCCACAACATCCCCAGATGGATTTGTTCCAGAAAAATATTCAATCATAAATTCAGGCATATCCATAGGAGCTTTACCTGGAACATTAGTAGTTAGCAATCCTCCTGCTTGAGCATACAATCTATTCATAGCAGTTCTAGCAGAACCACTTGGATTAGCATATATACCATCCTCATCTGATTCAGAACCTATTTCATATCCAAATAAACCTCGACCTGCGTTATTATGAATTAAACCTGGATCCATAGTTTGACCTGTCTCGTGAAATGCTATCATATCCATAAGGTCTTCAACAAAATCAGTAGAGGTTCCTAGTTTATTTGCTGCTTTATTCAACAGTGTATTATATAGTTCAATTTCAGCATCGTGTCCAAATAAATCTGGATTAGCTATATATTTTTTAGCATCAAATGTTCCAGTTTCTTTTAAAGCCTTCATTCTAGCTTCATGATATGCTTTAAGTTCAGGGTCCTGTTTATATCCTAATTTTGCAGTCATACTAAGCCACCACCCAATTTTTAGGTTTTGGTTTATGTTTATACCAATTTCCTTTTTCTTCCTTAAATCCTTTTGGAGGATGAGCGTACTTGCAAGCATAAGCCAAAGCATCAATAGTGTCATCATGCCCCATTCTTGGACCAAAAGTAATAATCTCTCTTTGTAAATCATAATGATCTTTCTTTAAATGCACACTTCCAATAGCAAATCTTTGCGCTAAAATTTCTTGTATTCTATCCCGTTTAGACATTCTAGTGCCAGGTTTTTCTGCAGTATATTTAATTCCAAAATCATTTTTTCTTCTCATTTCTGCGTTTATAGATTGAAACACAGGTTTCGACATTGTCGTATCCTCTACAACAAATAAATTAGGTTTATAAGTTTTATTATAATTAAACATATAATCTACAATACCTTTTTTTGGATCGCCTGGAATACCCAACACAGGCAATGAACGCTTGCGCATATAGTCAAGTACATACACATTATTATCCACATCAACGCCCACAATAAGTATAACACTAAAATCACTATCACGCCTAGTAGAATCAGTAGCGGGGTCAACACCCGCAAAGACGTTAATAGGTTTACGATCTCCATTGTCCAAATTAACATACGAGATCCCAGTTTCTTCATCATAATTATAACTCCCATCCCAGTATTTTATATGATTTCTAGTAAAGATCGCATCCTCTTCATTCTGTACTTCCATCATATATTCTTGGTAAAACTTTTGTGGCTGACCTGAATCAGCATAAAACTTTTTCTTTCTCTCCATCTCTTCATGACCAAACCAAGTTGGCCAAAGTGGTGTTCCATCTTCTTGGAGAGCCTTATAAGTTATGACTTTCCAACTATATTTTTCACCCATTTTTTTAGCTTTTTCGTGTCCATTAAGGATATTAGTAATGAAAGCGTCAAAATGAACGGGAGTACCATTAATCCGCAAACGACCAGTATGAGGCTCGAGAGCAGGGAAAACAACAGCTGTAACAAGGTTCGCAATTTTAGAACGAGACTCAGCCGTAACGGTATTATTTTCATCCTCAAAATCATCAAGCACGATAAGGTCGTATCTTTTGTGGAGCTTAGCTCCTCCTCTAATCCCTGATAGATTACTTTTACTAATGAGTTTACATCCGTTATTAAGTTCGATATCATCCTCTGTCCATTTCCTTCCTTTTAAATCTCCAAAATAATATGTGAATCTATCATTATACTCTAAATGATATTTAATATAATCTAAATTAGGAACAGATATTTTTGAAGAGGCAGCAACCCATCCATAAAACAAAGGCTCCGTTGTAAAAACAAAATCATGCAATATAGAACATTTTGTCAACACAGTTTTCCCATGACCTCTTGGCAATATAACAGCAAGCTGTCTAATAGTATAATCATTTAATGCATCGCATACTTGATAATGAAAAAACGGAGACTCACTTCTCATAAAGTCATCTGGAAGAAATAGCTTTCCAAATGAAACTAAATCATTTTTAGCCATTAACAATTGCTCTTCCATTTTAGAAACATTATTTAAATTAACGTTAGACAATTATGCGTTTTCCATAGTTTCTTCTAAATGCAATTTATAACCTTCTAAAGCAGCTGCTTTAAATAATCCAGGATCACCAGCAAACACATCGTAAAAAATATGAGCAGGATCCGATTTAGAAGGACGTGGATTTTGTCTAAGTTCTTGTAAATATTCATTACTATTATTCCAAATCTTAACATATCTATTAAAGCCTAAATTTTCAAATCTATTATGTTCTTCAATATCCTTTTGATAATCATTAGATATTATTGTATAAGCTATCCTGCTATAATTATCTTTATCAATTTGTTTACTTGACATATACTTAGTATCACTAAGGTCTGTTAAGTTGCCTAAATTAATTCCTATATTTTCATCTAAAAATTTATTAAAAATCAAATCTTCAGCTGCTCTATTTTGAGCAATGTTTCTTGAATTAATTTTTGGACTCATTATAGGAACGTTATTATTTTCCATATCATCATTCATTATTTGATATCTCCTTTGGCCTTTCTGCTTTTTCAATCATCTCGTCACTGAAACCTTTAAACATAGCTCCTGTAACTTGAGTAACTGTAGTTTTATTTTTATCTTCCATATCCATAATATCTGCCAACTTAAATAAGGCTTTGAGTCTAGTCTCATCCTTATCTGTAGAGTCGATTACCCCCTTTATAGTTTCAAGTACATAATTTTCATCAATACCCAATTCTTCTAAAACTGGCTTAAGCTCTTCTTTCATAGCTGTTTTTATCCTCTCCATTTTTAACAATTGCGTTGACTTTATTTTAGCATATCCAGGACTATTTGTTGGAAATGCTTTTAAATATGCTTTTACTGGATTCATTCCATTAGAAACATATGTAACAAATAACGTTTCATAGTTATTTAAATTTTTTCTATCTTGAACTACATCATCCACCTTCTTACCGCTAAATGAATAAATATTAGCTCTTTTCGAACCATCCATCTTGACGCTTTTAGATAAAGAAAAAGTACCAGTACAGGTACCTATATAGCCCATATCACCATTCTTTCTAAGCATAGTACCCTTTCTAAGTACTTGAATAATACACTCATCATCTGTGATTACCCAATCACCTATATTAGCAATACGCCAATTCTTTAATGGTTTAATGTGTGGAGGTACTTCT